GCTTAATTTGGTTTGCTATACACCTGACACAATTACAAATAGTATTTTGTCCGGTAATGCTTTGTTGACTGTTGCAAACTTGAAAACCACATACCTGGTACTTTATTACAATGATAAAGAAAGTGTAAACAGGATCCCAGTATTGGAACTTAACAGGGTTGTATCAAATAGTGCTACTGCTGCATTTTCATTCGACATAACTCCTTTTGCTGGTCAACAAATCATTTGGAGCAAATCATATATCCAAACTCCAACTGCATATTCTTCAATTAGTGCATCTAATTTTAGCGTATGTTTTGGCGTTTACTATGCCTAAAATCACTTTCACTTCACCTTTAATATAATTGTTATGGCAACTTGGAAACCTGAACTACACAACGCTGATGACATATTGAATTATTATGATCAATATGATGAAGCTGGATATAGTGTTTATGCTGGACATAAACCGGATCAGGCATACTGTCGTTTCACTTATACCGGTGCAGATAAAGTTTTAGGTAGAGAAAAACTCCAGGAAGCATTAGCATCTGTTTTATCTAATCCGGACAATACAAATGTTTATTTGCTGCAAATACTAGGAAATAAGGGTAAAAAAACGGAAGTCTTAAACTCAATAACTTTTCAGCTTAATAAAGCACAATCAGTAATGCCATATCAATCTATGGGTGGATACAGTCCAGGATTGATGGAAGAAATCCGGGCAATGCGATCCGAATTGGCTGCAATTAAGATGAAACAGGATATTGAGGAGGATGATGAGGAGGATGAACCGGAAGATGAAAATTTTCTAGCTGGATTTATGAAAAATCCCCAGGTGCAAACAATGATACTTTCCCAATTGTCTAGCCTGTTTCAGCCACAACAGAAAATAACCCATGTAGCTGGTATAATGGATCAATCTGAATCTGAACAGGATGACAAAATTGATGAGGCAATAGAAAGGTTAAAAAAACATGATCCATTATTGGGTGATGATCTTTTAAGGTTATGTGAAATAGCTGAAAATGATCCTATGCAATGGAAAATGTTGCTTAAAATGTTGAGGTAATAAGATATGCCACAAATAACCGCAGATCAGATAATTGGTAAAACACTATTTGCAGCGAAGACATTAGATAAACTCAATGCTTCATTGCAAAAAACCGGTACATTTAAACCTGGTGAAAGTGTTGGTGTAGTTTATTCTTACATTACCAGGAATGGACAGGTGCATTGGATGTTTTATGATTCTTTTGGAAAAGCATATTATATAAAACATACTGCTGATTCTTTTAAGTTTTCAAAAGATATACAAAATGCATTGCAGCAACAACAGATGAAGGAAGAAAAGGAAATAATTGCACAAAAAGGGGCAGTACCATATTACATTGAAAAATATGGAAAATATGTTCTAATTGCTTTTGTGGGTTTGGCATTAATTAAAACTTTTTACAAAAAAAATTAGAAAAATGAAAAATCAGGGATTAATTTTAGCATTGGGGGTTGGTGCATTGATTTTGTTGAGTGCAAAGTCTAAAGCAAAAAAACCGGCATATACCATAACAGTACCACCACCTGAAAAAATAACCCAGCAACAGTATCAAGCTGCAATTGCAAAAAAGGGATTGGTACAAAAGGTAGTACCCAAAATTTTGCAGATATTTAAAAAGAAACCTACTTTAACTGCTCAACAAAAGGCTGCTGCAACTGCATTAAGTAAAGGATTCACCCTCCGGGGTGTTGGTCAATTTCCTGATATGTGTTAAATTTAAATTATGACACCAAAACATTTGAAAATTGATTTAAGGGATACAATACAGGCGGATAAATTGAAATTGGCTTATGAAAAGCAAATGTCAAATAGACGAATGTATGAACAGGAAAATGGCTTCAGCAAGTCAACTGGGGAAGTATTACAGAAATATTATATTGAAACAAAGGTATTTTATACAACTGCCAATATTGGATCAGATTGTAATGAAATAACTTTTATTAATTCCGGTACTACTGCATTGGTGGTAGCTGATGTACCATTGCAGCCCAATCAATCTTTGAGAATATCCGGTAACAGGGGTGAAATTGATACAACACAATACCAATTAACTTTTGCTACACCTATTAATACAGGTAATCAACTTATTGTTTTAAGAAAACTCTATATATAATGATAACATTGGATCTTTCTATATTAAATCAGAAAGGAACGCCAATGTTCAATTCTGATTTATTTGCAAATAGACCAGCAGCAGGTATAGTCGGAAGAATTTTTATTTCAACAGATACTAACCTATTGTATCGGGATAATGGTACCACCTGGGATTTATTAGGTGGTGGAGGAGGTGGTGGTACTATTTCAGGATCTATTGCAGCTGGACAGGTTGCATTTGGTACTGCATTAAATACTATTGGTGGTGAAAACAATTTATTTTGGGATAGCACAAATGATAGATTAGGTATTAGAACAAATATACCATCAGATACATTACATATTGTAGGTACTTCATTGATAACAGGGGCAAGTAATTTTGGTGGGAATATGAATCTCACTTTAAATCATAATAATGCAACACAATTTACAATTACTAATACTACTGCTGGTCAATTTGCAATACCTTCATTTAACGTAGTTTCTGATAGTCTTTCAGGTAATGGTATATTTGGTAAAAGGTCATCACTTGCATCGGCTTATAAAATATTACTTTCTAGTGATTTTCAAATTTATAATGGTACCATTGCAGGTGATATAGGAATTTTAAATGATTTTTCAACAGGAAAAATTAAATTATCAACAGCTGGTGTATCAATTGCACAGGCAACATTATTTCCTACTGGTAACCTTGCTATTGGAACTACTACTGATATAGGTGATAGATTGTATATAGTTGGAAATGCTCGTATTTTTGGTACTTTAAATATGGGAATACCATCGATTTTTCCTACTACTGACGATGGAAATAGTATTAATACTGGATCCGGTGGTTTATTCATTGGTTATACATCAGGCCCAACATATACTGGAGTAACTAGGTTAGCTTTAGGTGCTAATCCTGGTCAAAATTTGAATGCTACTACTGGTTTATATCCATTAGTTGGTATTGTTGGTACTTTCAATCCAGTTTCAGGTAGTGCAACATTAGATGCATTAACTGTAAGACCTACTATTAATCAAACAGGCGGTGCAAACGGTATTACTCGTGGGTTGTATATTAACCCAAATCTTACCTCAGCAGCCAATTGGCGTTCAATAGAATGGAGTAATAATACCGGATGGGGCATATATGGATCGGGTACTGCATCAAGTTATTTGGCTGGTAAATTATTGATTGGATCAACAATAGATAATACCTATACTTTACAGGTAACCGGTAATCAATCCACAACACAAACAACAACATATACATCAGGTGTAGTGCATTCTAATGTTGTAGTCAGAAATACAACATTTAATGCAGGAGCAATTTCCGGATCAACTGGTATATGTAATTTTGTTGGAACTGGAGATAATATAATTAATGGCAATTTATCTGTACCTAATACTACAAGTTTTGCCGGTATATATCAATATAACAAATATCAATTTGGTGCAGCAGCATTAACATTTACTGTTTCACAAGCATCCCCTGGAGGATTAAGGGCAGTATCACAATTATTTACACAAAATGTGTTTAAAGGATCTAATTCAGGTACTATAACACATATGGCAGGAATGCAAATAGGTGGTTTTTACAATGAAAATACTGGTACTATTACTCCTGTAATACCGAATGTTTATCAGTTATTAATTAATGATACAGGAGCATATTTACATACATTTACTTTTACTAACCGGTGGGGAATATACCAAGAAGGTATTAACGATAGAAATTATTTTGCTGGTAACCTTTTGTTGAATAGTACTACTGATACCGGACAAATTTTACAAATAACTGGTGCAATAAGAGTTAATGGACAGGCTAGTGGAACTGCTGGAGGTGCTTCGGGAAATCATTTAATAATTAATGTTGATGGAACACAATATAAAATAGCTTTGCTTAATCCTTAATTAATAAAAAATGAAACAAATTCAACCTGTTTCCGTTTGGTGCGACGGACAAGTATTAACTGCACAATATCTAGATGCTTATAGTATAAAAGATAATTTAAGTGATTTTGCTATATTTTGTTGGGGTATATATACTGAAGGATCTGAACCAGGTAAACCAGGTGTAATAGTATCACAAGGAAATTTGACTATGAATGGTCAAACGTATATTGACTGGAATGCAAATCCTGATATTAATGATGATGCTTATTTATGGATAGCTTCACAACTTTCTTTAACCATTATTTAATCATAAAAACTGACAAAATGAACGAAAAACAAGCATTAGAAGTAGTAAAGGCAGCATTAGATTTAGGTGTTAAAAATGGCAATTTTGCAAATTTGAATGAAGCATATGCAATTATTCAAGCATTTGATGTATTGTCTAAACATATAAATACAAAAGATAGTGAAACTATCTATGCAACAAACTGAACCAACCCACATTGCAACTATTGGAACCCTTTTTTTCGGGTTAATTGGAATGCAAAACATTTCAGAAATTAGCAATATTATATTTGCTATTGCATCTACTGTTTCATGTGGAATATCAATAGCATTAGGAATTAAACAATTAAAAAGAAAAAAATGAAGAATATTCTAAAAAACATTAAAACCTCATTTGTAGGATCTGTTGCTGGATTGGGATTCATTATTGATGGTATCCAAACTAGGAACTGGACAATGGCAGTTTCAGGATTGGCAACTGTAATATTGGGACTATTGGCAAAAGATAGTGATGTACACTAAAAAATATTTAATAATTGCTGCAATTTTATTGCTGCTTTTAATATCTAAAAGAGTGAGTGCAACAAAATTAATTGCCAAATTTGAAGGATTAAGGCTGAAAGCGTATCAGGATAGTGGTGGTATTTGGACTATCGGTTACGGATCAACAAAAGATCCATTTACTGGAATATCTGTAAAGGAAGGTGATACTATTTCTGAAGCTACTGCACTATCCTGGTTAAAAAAGGATATAACACAGAGAGAATTTGCATTGCGAAAACTGATCAAGGTACAGGTAACTGCAAATCAAATGGCTGCATTAATCAGTTTGGCATATAACATAGGTTTAGGTGCATTTCAAAGATCAACACTATTGAGATTATTGAATCAAAAAGCACCAGTTACACAGGTTGCAGATGAATTTTTGAGATGGAACCGGGTAAAAGGTCAAATTGTGGAAGGATTAACCAATAGAAGGATCCTGGAACGCAAATTGTTTTTGAAAAGTTGAAATACACATAGGTGAGAGTCTTAATCGGGGAAATATTTCTATATTTCCCCTTTTTTTTGTCTAAAATTTGGTCAGATGAAAAAAAAGTCTATACATTTGAACTGACAAATGTTCTTTAAATCTAAAAAAACGAAAAACAATGCAACAAAAAACTGAACGGATCATCCTTATCCTGGTATTATTGATTTTAGCCTGTATTATTGGCAACATTCAAGTAAATAACCCTGAATTTTATTAATTATGGCAACACTAGTCATAAAATATGATCCTGATAGATATTGGGAGCAATACCTAAATATTTATA